TCATCTCTGCAAAACCATAAGGATTTCGGCTTATTTATAGCTGTAAATAATCTTCTACTATTACATGTATTAATTGCATGTGTTACCATTTCTTCGTGACTATAGAAACTGTATTGAAGGTTGTCGTATAAATTAATACAATCACCAGGAAGAGATTCTGGTTGTTTTTCTGGTATTAGAGGATTAACCTTTTCTTCTGGAATAGTGAATGTATTAAACTCCTTACATTCAGTTATAATCTCAATATAATTCTTACCAGTTACTTCTTGAACCCAGTTAATAGGAGAACCACTCCACCCACAATTATGACAAAAGATATAATTCTCTTTAGCGACGAAATATAACCGTCTCTTTTTCCCCCAAGATTTCCCCTCACGACATAAAGGACAACCACCTTCATATACGTTAGTAATTTTTTTATATTTTGGATATCCAGCGTACTGGAAGAACTTCTCAATAATATAGTCTTGAGGTATTACTTCACTTATCATCAATTTTAGTTACAGAGATGGGAATCTTAGTAATAAATTGACCTGTACGTGGATCAGTATAATGTGCTTCCACCCGGACTTCACCATCAATTGTAATGTTTTTCATTACTGGTCTTACTGTGTCACCGGATGGGCCTACTATTGCTCTTGGTACTCTAGGTAGATGCATTTTGTATAGCCTTGTTAATAGTATTTATTAAATTTTCATTATTATCGAACGACTTTCTCCAAGAAGTATAGTTTCTAACAATAGACCATAAGTTTAATTCCTTAGCCTTTTCTAAAAACTTCGAGTAATTTGCTTTACTTTCTTCAAAACTCTCTAATTGCTCTTTATAAGCTGGTACTTCGTCATCGTAATAATTATACCCAATTTTAAGGTCCATTAATTCCCAGTTACGTTTATATATTTCGTGTTGTTCCTCTGTTAGTGCATCTCTCTTTACCGATACTATAGGGTCTCCATCATTTAATGATGAGAGATGATGTTCTAATTTAAGAAATCTCTTTGTACCATATCTAGGTATACCAGGAATATTATCGGACTTATCACCTGTTACTGCTCTAAATGAAATATAATATTCCTTTTTTACTCCAGTATGCTCTTCAAAATTGTTTAATGTTACCTCCTTCTTTTTTATAGGACTATATACTGTCGTCTTTTCTGAAACTGTCTGAAGTAGGTCCTTATCTGTCGTGACAACGACATTTGATCCTTCTAAGTTTAAGGAGAGCCAAGCCATTAAATCATCAGCCTCCATACGAAGTGGATATATATTATGTACACCTAGATCAGAAATAAGTTCTTGTATTTTTTCTGCATTCTCAAAAACATTCTTAAACTTATCATCGTCACGCCCGGCTTTATATTTTACTGCTGTAGCTTCTTTACGGAAATTGGTTGAAGGCCATTCAAGTTTCTTATCCCAAGTACAATAAATATGATTTGGTTGGAACTTGTCTGCGTACGATTTAAGAGATCTTAAAAATAGAAAGATTTGTCCAGGACTATTATTTTCTTCTATTTTATAATTACTAGTCCAGAAGATACGATAAAGTAGATTATTACCGTCAATTATTAGATTGTTTGCTCCACCATTTATCATTCTCTTTGTACCACATTATAGTATATCTCAAATCATCGGCAAATGTTTTTTTAGTCTCAGAAAACTCTAACTGTTGACCAGCTTGAATCATCATTGATCTATATTGAGAATCTCTTAAACTATATCTAAGATCATGGCCTTTTCTATCTTCAACATATTTTATTAACTTCTCTGAAGCTTTAAGTTCAGATAAAATAATCCTAACAATTTCAAGATTAGAACATTCGGACTCATAGTCCGGGGCTAAATTATATATATCACCAGCTGTACCAAATCGTAGCACATTGAATATTTTTTCACAATGATCTTTTACGTATATCCATTGTCTCATATTAGCACCGGCACCATAGACAGGTATTTTTTTATTACTAATAGTTTTATTAATAATAACTGGTATTAATTTTTCTGGAAACTGGCGTGGACCAAAATTATTCGTACATCTTGTTACAATAATATCTCTATTATAAGTTCTATTAAAAGATAGAGCTAATAAATCTGCACCAGCTTTTGTACATGAATAAATTGAAGAAGGATCTAAGGTATCATATTCTTCACTCGGCTCTGAAGTAAATTCTAAACTTCCATATACTTCATCTGTACCTATTTGTATAAATCGTTGTTTATCGTTTAGTTGAGTTAATAGATTATATACACCTGTATAGTTAGAAGTTATAAACGGATTACCATCACTTATACTATTATCTACATGAGACTCCGCGGCAAAATTAATAATATAATCGTAATCTTTTACGTTAGTGAAGTTATTAATATCTTCATATATTATATCTAAATCATTACTAGAATTTTTATACATATCCCATAAAAGTTCTTCAGTGTTTTTAGACACACAATATGAATAATTATCCAATATTGCTATGTTACAATCAGTGCAGTTTTTATGTAAAAGTTCTACAAAATGACTACCAATGAAACCTAAGCCACCAGTTACTAATATATTTTTATTCTTCATTTGGACTAAGTATACGATTTAATGATTCACGCTCCGATGGGAACTCAAGGCCATATTCAACAGCCTTATCTACTGACAATACACAATTTGATCTATTAGCAGTAATATGTTCTTTTAACTGACTATAATCAATGAATTTCCAGTGAGGATTCCACATACCATATTTGTCTAAAATTTCAGTAACTTCTTTTGTACTAAGAGGATCTGGATTCACACAATTAAAGATACCAGTTGGTACTGTTCGAATATTAATTAATCGATTTACCATATGAGTCAGATCTTCAATTACTGTTTTTGAGTTGGTTTCTTGTAGGAGATTATTATACTTTAATAACTTCGTTAAGTAGTTTTTACTCGAGTTAAAGTCATTACATATAGGCATACGAATCCTTAGTGTATATACATTAGGATAAGCAGAGAGACATAGTTCTGCTGCGTGTTTTGTTCTACTATACCAACTACTAGTCTCACTAGAAACACCAAAATTTGGCTCATCGTCTTCAGTATATCTCTCTGTACCATCATATATGCAACCAGAGCTAATATTTATAATTTTAATATTTTTCTGGGAACAGAACTCAGCTAATATAGTTGGAAATGTGACGTTTAAATCCCAGCATGCTTGCTTGTCATTCTCACATGCGTCTACGTTTGGTTTGCCAGTATAACCGACACAATTTACTAACCACTTTTGCTCACACCCGTTAAACTCTGAATTCAGAGCGGTAAATAATTCCTCTCTACGCGCCTCTGGATCGATATACGGATATTTACTTAGAGTTACTACATCAAAATCTGTCATTGTTGATGTAAGATGCTTATATGTCATCTTACCAATATACCCATTACCTAAAACAATTACTTTATTCATACGTCTTTATCTTTTTCTTCTTGTATATTATTAAAAAAATCTATATTACCAACTCGTCTTAATAATGTTTCTAATGAGTCGTAATCTTGAGCTGTTTTACCAGATAGAATAACAACACTCTCTCCTTTTGTATCATATCCTAGTAAGACGAAGGATTTTAAATATTCAGCTAAATAATCATTCATCACGGAAAGTCCTTGTTCGTTTCCGTTGCTGATATCTTCTGCTGCGGTTATACTCGTTTTGAGTAAGTTATCAAAATTTTTGTTTTTAGGTGTTTTTTTCACTAGGTAGAATATCTTTATCTATTAATTTAGTTAATATAACTTCCATACTATCTGTCTTTAATTGTATATTTTTAAATCTTACACCATCATTAAGTTCAAACATTTGATCTTCATTCCAATCTTTATTTACATAGCAAGTAATGTATAGTGATGCTGCTCTAGGTTCAATCATGATAGTCCACTTTCGACAATCATGTGTGGCGTATTCATTAAAAATTCTATTTACTGTGTATCCATTGTCGCGGAGTCGCTTAATAAAATAACCGCATGTTGTTACCTTGTTTTTCATTAATTTTTATAACTGGTACTAACGAACGTAAGTTTACTTTCATTTATTTCCAATCTTAACATTAACATTTTATATTCATTATTAATATACACTGTAGCACTTTCAAAGTTTAATGTAGATATTAATCTAAACAATTCAACATCGAGTATAAGTTCGTAGTTTAAATCGTCTCCTTCAAATTTATCTGCAATTTGTGCCGTGTAACTATCTACGTTTTGTATTTTTTTATCAGATAACTCTGCATATACATTATTACCTTCAGTCTTTAAATATACTTTACTAGTCTCAGTTACAAACGGTAATGCTTTTAATAAGGCGCCATTCTTTTCTCGAGTTAGTTCAAAATTAGTACCAAAGCTAATTGTATTGATTTTTTCAAAATCAAATGCTGCTTTAGATTGCAGACTGTCATCAAATAAATGATATTTAAATCTATTACCATTATTATTATATGTAATACAATTTTCCTCTATCTTTAAACTAATTGAGTTCTCGTCTAAGCAAGATAAGATTTTAATTAGTTTTACTGTATCTGGGAGACATAATAATGTCTCTTCTGGGTGATCATCCCAATTAATTTCATATTCAGCTCGTAGAAAAATATTTGAATTATTATGTACGACGGTTGATATTTTACCATCCACGTTCAACGTGGAAGATGGCGCTAGTCTCGATACAGGATTGAGAAAGCTTTTAATAAAGTTATCCTTATTTACTATCGGTAGAATCATTATTCTCGTTTAATTTGATTCTTATATTAATTTCTTTTGCATTTTTTGCAACATTACGCTCAATTAGATTAACAAATCTTGTTACTTGTTTTTCTAAAGACGTAACTCTGTCAATAAGAGGAGATAGATCCTGTTGTGGTTGGTGTTGTGATACTACTTGTTGTATAGGTTGTTGATATACTGGCGGTGGCGTTGGTGGTGGGGATTGTTGTTGTGGTTGCTTATATATTTCTTTATTTAAAGGTATATTTTTAATACCTTCATTAGGGGCTATATTTTTATTCATAAGATGTGCGTCTTTATTCATCTGGTTTATAACTCCAAATAACGCAGCTTCTTCTTGTTGTGGTGTTAACATTTTATAAAAAGGGGAGGTTACCCTCCCCCACGTGTTTTTAATCCAAGCTATCAAGTAGCTTTTTTACTTTATCATCGTCTACAGCAGTATCAGATGACTTTGACGGTGTTTCAATATCATCAAAATTAATGTCATCGTCTTCTTCAGCCTTTGTAGACGTTGCTGCTGGTGCTACTGGTTCTGGAGCAGACCCATCGACACCATGATAATGCTCGTTAAGCATTGTTGTTAGTTCGTCGTAACTCTTGACTGGAAAGACATTTTCAAGATCATATACATTATCATAAACGTCTTTTACTGTCTCCGTGGTAACACCAGTGAGCTTAGTTGGTGCGGCGAATCTCGAACTAACATATGTTGGATAGCCGCCCTGCTCTTCAACCTTTACCTTCAAACTACAACCATTTTCAGTAAGATCGAAAATACGTTCACCAAACTCATCTGAGTCTTCACCTTCAATCGCTTCCATAATAATCTTATGAAGCTGTCGACCAAAACGAAGGATTTTAACCTTACCTTCATTCTCTGGGTTCTCAGGATCCTTAGCTACATATACATTGATGAGCCAATTTTCCTTTCGATTTAAGGCTCGCGCCTTTTCCTTCTCTTCCTCAGTACCGGTCCTAGAGATCTTATATCGTGCTTCAGCAATTGGATCTCTATCTCCCCATGTTTGTGGACTAATTGCACTCTGGAACTGTCCAGTTGCCTCACTCACCCAACCATGTGAATAGTAATGAAAGAATGTTTTACTAGGTTCCTTAACAAAAGGAACCAATCGTAACACGTATGTGTTACCCGTCTTCAACCGCATAATATTGCTGGTTGTGCTACTACCTTGTGCTGGTTTCGCCAGCGCATCCTTAATTGATGCAAACATACTCGTCGTCATATTTTTAATATTTTATCTATTGTTTTTATAAGTTTAATACTCAACGGTTTGATTTTTGTCGAGAATGTGAATCTCGTTCTCAAACTGCTCAACATATTATAAAAGCTTTTGTATGCAAATTCAACTATATTTTTTTCTAGCTGAATTTTATTTTCACATAAGTCGAGAGCGATTAAACTATATAAACTAATATTACCTTGTTTAAGGTCTATAATATAATTCGGATATATTCCTTTTTGTAAATCTAAGTATTCTTTGCATGATTTAATATTATTATCTGCACATTGCTGATAAATATATTTCATGCTTTCTCTTAATCTAGTAACATTAAATGGATGATCAGCGTTAGTTAATTCGAGTTCTTCAACGTACTTTCTATACGTTGATACCGCGTTAAATGTACTATAAAATTTTAAAGGTACATATTTTTCTGAATATAATTCATATGGAGCTTTAAAGAATAAGTCAACATCGATTTTTTTGCTCCTTATAGTCTTAGACACTTTCTTAATTAAGACATATTTTTCAGAGTCTAGTTTGTTAAAGTTCCTCCTAGGAGTGAAGCCCTTATTTCTTCTAGTTGTTTTTAGATAAGCATTGTATATATTTTGTTCATATATGCTTAACGCAGATTCAGTCATAGATCGAGAGAATTTTTCTTTAAAAATTTTGTTATATATTTGCTCTTATACAAATACGGGTCGTGTTGTAAGAATATTCTTACCAACTCAAAGTTAGTATCTATTATAAGAGATTCTTTAAATAACTCTCTATATTTTTTCTCTTTAAGAACCAATAAAAAAACGTTTGCTAAATTTAGTTTTTTATTTTCGCATATAGACACAAAGCTACATAAAGTCAGAAATTTATGTACAATATCTTTACGTTCTAATAATGTATATGGATCATCCATTTACTGGTACAAATTTCTTACTCAGTGCAAGAACGGTTTCGTTTAATTCACCACCAGCAGCATATTCATGGCCTCCACCGTCACATATCTTTTGAGCAAACTTCCCTAGATTCAACTCAACAGTTCTATTTTTACGTAAATATACTCTGTTATTTTTTAAGTTTATCATTAAACATACATCACAATCATTGTTATCAATAATATATTGACATAGGTCATTAACATATTCATTTCCAAATGTACTAATGAACTTATATTCCTT